AGCGCGCAGCTGGACCGCATTGATGAGGTGATCGTCAACGAGAAGGAGGCAACGGCGCGTTCGCTGCTGAGTTTGCAAACTGACGTGAACGGCAATAAGGCATCCATCAACAGCCTGAACCAGACGTTCTCGGATTACCAGCAGGCGACGGCCACGCAGATAAACGGAATCACGGCGACCATCAACGGGCATACGTCAGCCATTACCACTAACGCTCAGGCCATCGCGAACGTTAACGGGGACCTGAAGGCGATGTACAGTATCAAGGTCGGGTTATCCAGCAATGGTCAGTATTACGCGGCAGGGATGGGGATCGGCGTTGAGAATACGCCTTCTGGTATGCAGTCGCAGGTTATCTTCCTGGCTGACCGCTTCGCCGTTACTCACCAGGCCGGAGCCACGGTGACCCTTCCGTTCGTTATCCAGAACGGGCAGGTAATTATCAGGGATACGGTAATAGGTGATGCCACTATCACGCGAGCGAAACTGGCTGAAACCATCAGCTCGGTTAACTACGTTCAGAATCAGGCTGGCCTGTCTATAAACTTTAGGACGGGCACGCTTGAAAACTACGGTTCAACCGCGGGGGAAGGGGCGATGAAGCAGACTAATCAGACGATCAGTGTCAAGGATGCCAACAATGTGTTGAGGGTGCAGATCGGGAGAATCACGGGAACATGGTAACGGGAGGCCTCTTACTGGGCCTCTTTTTTTTCAGGAGGACTGGATGGCGGAATATGGTGTTCAGACATGGGACGCATCAGGCAAGGTAAACAACTATGGCGTTAAGCCTGTCAGCGTTTGTGGCTATCTTCAGCTGGCCCAGAACCAGAAAACAGGCTCTTACTCCGTAGCGCTTCCACCGGGTTGCAGGCTTACCTATTTCCAGAGCATGAATGGCGATCAGTTTGGTACGAGTCGGAGGAAGATCACCATTTCAGGGGGAACCGCAACAGTGTCAGCAGCAGGCGATACCGACTACTCGGCAGGGACTGAGCCTGCGGCAGCGGCTTATCTCATTTTCCAGATCGAGAGGGCATAAATGGCGGAGTATGGCGTTTTACTGACGACCACGAGCGGGGAAGTATGGGTGACCGCGAACAGCTCGCCAATCGCTCTTCAGGCGCGAAAGACAGCGGCACTTCAGGGAACATCGGGGTTCAATACCAAAGTGACGCATACATTCCCCGCAGGTCAGCCTGTTGTCGCCTTCGTTCATTGCACGGTTGAGGTCGAAATCACTCAGACGATAAGCGGGAACACCATCACGATTGATTTTCTCAGACCGAATGCAACCGGCACAGCGTACGTTTACTTTTTCTCTATTTTCCCGCAGACAAAGCCAGACTTCGGGCTGGCTGTGTGGGATGCATCAGGGACGCTGATTTTAACAAACGAAACGCGCACGCTGAGCGATGTTGTCACCCTCGGTACCGCCGGGGTGGATGCCAGCTCAGGTTACAACATCAATACAACTCTGGCGGGGAAGTGGGCCTGCATGCCTGCCATGCTGGGACTAATTACCGGGGTTGTATCGGCTGGCGGTCAACCGCAGCCCTACTCGGCCATATACAAGAGCATGGCAAAACTTGAGGGAAGCAATACGCGGATATTCGCCAGGCCGCAGACAACCCCCGGCGGCAACCTTCAGAACGTTGTGTATTCGAATCTGAGGAACGTGATTATGGCCATCAACTGCGCTAACTATGATTGATCGTTTTTAGCGATCAATTTCAAATAATTGATCTACCAAATCAATTATATCCCGTTGATTCATATTGTTATTGTGTAGCTTCATGAATGCCCTGGGATATAACCACTATGAAAAATATGATTCTTTGCGTGGCGGTAGCGGTATTGCTCTCCGGTTGCGCTGGCGTTATTGAGAAGCAGCAGCCCATATGCACCGGAACAGCCCTGGTCGGCGGACATGAAAGCAGCGTCCAGATCTACGGAGTCCGTAAGCAAAACAATCAGACGCAGTACCGCGCCGGTTATCCCTTTAACTGGACCTGGGTGAGCGCCAACACGTTCACCAGCACCACCTGCCAATAACTCATTCTGTCTCAAAACAAACCCCGCTCCGGCGGGGTTTTTTATTGCCTGGAGAAAATATGCTTTATAACACTGGCACCATCGCCATTAACGGAAATACAGCTACCGGCACCGGCACGAACTGGACGGCACCGGCCAGCCAGATTCGGGTTGGCCAGACGTTGTTTGTTCTCTCTAACCCGGTACAGATGTTTCAGATCACGGCCATCAACAGTGCGACGTCACTGACGGTTACGCCTGCCGCGTCTCCGGCGCTGAGCGGCCAGAAATACGGCATTCTTGTAACTGATAGCCTCTCGGTCGACGGGCTGGCGCAGAGCATGTCTCAGCTCATCAACGAGTACGACGAGAACATCGGCGCGTGGGAGACGTTCGCCACAACCTCAGCAAACCAGAACATCACCGTGACCATCAACGGCACCGCTGTAACTATCCCGGGCATTGGTAAACTGGCGCAGAAAGGAAGTAATGGAGCTATCCCGATTGGGCAGGGCGGGACCGGGGCAACAACGGCAGAAGGTGGTCGCGCAAACCTCGGTTTGGGAACAGCAGCTACGGCCAATACTGCAACAGGCGTTATGGATCAAGCAGCAGGAGCCTTGGTCAGAAACAGAGATTACGGGATAGGTGGTAATGCTGGCGCGGGTGAAGGTATCCCGATTGGCAGCTTCGGCAACAATGCAAACTACATGGCTTTGAATGGCTGGTATGGCGGAGCAGGAGTTAATGCCGTTAATCACTTTGATAATTTTTCGCCGCTTCTTACGATGTGCCGCTTCGCAGGAGGTTACATAGGGCAAATCCAAATTACTGCTGGCGGCCGTATGGGCGTTCGCGGGGGATCTGGCGCCACCGTGTCCAACCAGGGAACCTGGACACCTTGGTATGAGGTCTACAGCACTGGTAACACAACGAAAGCCAGCGACGGTACGCTTAAGGCAGCGTCTCCTGTTGCTCGTATTGTGAAAAGCCAGGAGGAATGCAAGCGCACAGATATAAACGAACCTGGCTATGTTTGGTGCGGCTGCGGTACGGCGAACGCCGAGGCGGAAGGAATCAAAATCTCCCGGCTGGATGTTGGGGTGTATGTTCTTATCGGCTCGGCAGGCCTGGCATCAGAAGGCTGGCAATTGCTGCCGCCAATGGACCCAGGTGGAATGGGAGAGCTTGGGATTGTTGAAGCAGAGCAAACCGAAAGCGGTGGTTTGATGATTCGGCTTTTTAAGCGGAAATACATGCTGAGCGATGAAGGGGAGATCGTCAAAACAAAAGGGGCTCCTATGGATGTTCCGGCCAACAGCTGGATCGACGTACGCCTCGACATGCCTGGGGATAGCATCTGGAATACAAGATCTTCTGAAGCTTCTCTGGAACTGACAGAGCAGCCAGCAGTCATTCAGCCTTAAAAATTAATAGGCGAACCCAAATTGATCTGCATTTCATTTAAAACTACTGTATATAAACACAGTAATAAAGGGAGTGCAGATTATGCCCCGAAATTCAGATATTCAAGCCGCCTTTATTGCGGCCATAGAGCTTAATCCAAAAGGCTACCGCTACCTGAGAACAGACCGCTTCATACAAAAGTTGCGTGGTTTTAACTGGCACTTTACCCGTGACGATGCAAATAAGTGGATAGAGCGGAACCAGCCTGGCTTCGCCGACAAGACGACAGACGGTAGCGATAACAGGTACTGGATCCTGCGTAACATGGGGAGGGTTCAGTAATGGGATTTGCATCACCTGCGAATGATTACGTCGAGCGACGGCTATCCCCTGAGATGATCTGCAATATGGGCGCGGAAAGTAGGGTGCTGGAAACTGATGTTGGCTTTGCCATCATTGAGCCGGCCACGAAAAAAACGCCGGGCGATGTATTGCTGATTCTGTGCGACGGTCATACGCAGTTTGCCAAACTGATGGGTAAGGTGTTAATCACGGACGATGGCGAGGCGATAGAAGGCCCGGCACTGGAAGAGGTTGAGGTAATGGGGCGGGTGACGTTCTTCATTAACCGTGCGAGGGATGATGACGATTGCCCGGTGATGTAA